CCCGGGCTCCGCGGTGCAACCCCACTTAGGTGCCAGATACTTCCATTCTAAGGAAGGCTGGTCCCAGTTTGGGGCTACACCTGTCTTCGTCGTATATCTGGTTGCCATCGGATCTCTTAGCGAGATCCGGCCAGATACGATGCCGCCATACAGGAGCGCAATCTCCAGCCCGTAAGGGTTGAAGATGCGCCGCCTGTAACCGCGGGGGCCTTTAACCACGTCGGATACTTCGAGAGTCGGAGGCCTAGCAATCCAGCGCTTGTAAAGCAAGCTCTGGTACTGCTTAGACCACCGATTACCTCTAAGTACTTTACGTGGCACTCGGATCCCTGCATCACTCTGCTCCCATAGAGGTACGTACTGTTTAGGCACGGACATAAGTAAGCGATGAATGGTGCGCTGAAGTGGTATGCCGGTTTTCCCGGACCATACATTCAGGCGATTTAAGACGACGCAGCGAGCTTGTGGTGTAGCGAGGGATTTAACGTAAACACCCCGCACATCACGACCACGTAAGTAGTCGCCTCCACAGGACTCACGGAACGGACCCTCAAAGAAGGTCTTATCGTGATTAACCGTAAAACCAAGGAGCTCAAGCAACGTCACCAGTGACCGGAAAATACGCCGGTCAGCAAGGATATCGTCCCCGAAAACTCCAAAGGTCGGACAGTTAGTCGTCTTGAAACTCGGGCCTCGGTACTTTATTCCGTGGACCCGATAACAAGCGATAACACACGCTGAGAAGAGGAGGGTTTGCAATGGAAACGTGAAACCGTTTCCCATTGTAGAGACCATCCCGAGATTGACAGTTCTCCCGTCAGGGAGCGTTGACTCAGGGCTCCGAAACATCTCCAGCCACGCAACAAAGTCGCGTGGAAAGAGAGCTCGGATCATGCCAAGAGACAACGAGTCGGAGGCAGAGGAAAGGTCGAGTGAAAAGTATCGACCGCTTCTGCTCCCAACTCGTGCCAATCTACGATTCTTGTCAGGCTGCGTCGCTAGGTCTAAACCTAGCTTCGACTTAAGCCTTTCAGAAATCCATTCTCCAAGACCAAGCTGAAAGAACATATTCAGACCTGGTTCCGTACAGATAGTACGACGTGTTTCGTTCGTCTTTGGGACGAAGGATAAACGGTTACCTCTAACAATCACAGGGTCCCCATAACTGTAGCTACGCAATCTTTCCGCGTTGCGCCAGAGGGGATTGTCTGCGAAGTACCGTTGATAAGCGGTATACAGACCCACTTTCGTACAGCTTAAACGCGAGGAGAACAACTTCGAGTAGAAGTCGTCCCCGGTTGCCAAGATAGAAGCACCGGGCCCCATGCGCGCACGGTCCAAGACCGTTGCGAACGTGAGGCACGGGAGGCCTTTATCAAGCAGAAACTCATAAAGGAAGGTCTTCACCTCCCCGATGAGCGTTTCTGAGATCGAGCTGATGTCAGTAGGTATCTTGTAGTTCAAACAGGCAGAGTTTACCTGTAAGAATTTATCAAGGGCCAGCTGCTCCGCACGAGGATCTTCTTTCTCGACGAACTTTTTATAGAACGACGATAATAGAGTCCTGGCAGCATACTGCTGGTCAGACAGCCAGCCTGTGAGAGGCACATTTGCGTCACAGTAAGGCCACAAGTCTGCAATGAGGTCGGATTGAAGTCTCCCAGAGAAATTACTCATAGGCTTCACCTTTAATGCACATAACAATTAAGATTGGCGAGTGTAAGAGGGAACCACAAGGACCGTAACCAAGACAGTCACGGATATGCGGCTCTCAGACAGGACTACCCGTTCATGTCTGTCCCCCGCAATGGGGTATATGACATAGCCAAGTAGTCTAAGGGCGTCTGCAAGGCGGCGAGCAGAGGCCTCCTCGTCACTCCCGGTCACGTGATAAACGTGGCCGGAAGGAAAGAGGAAAGCATACTCGTACCTATACAGTAACTCTTGGTCAACAATTGAGAGTTGACTAAGCATACGTCCTGTGTCGCCAACTGAGTGATTGTTAATCATGACTAGAGCTCCAAGTTAAGTAACAAAGGGGCCATAGCCGCAGGCGCTACGGTTGGGCGTGACGATAGTCGAAAGACTATCTTACATCACGCCAGAAACAACGGTATCGCCAATGCCAGCGGACTGCTGAGCAATCACGCCGAAGTGCATTGAGAGCATAGCTCGGATCTCGGCCGGAGAAGTCAGATCTGTACCAGCAGGTACAGAGATAACCGTCCGAACAAGAGCCGTAACAGGAGCCTGACCCGCGAGCGGGAGGGCGCCTTTCCTGGTAATGAGTTGGTACTCATTTCTGGGAATGCTCCGCAAAACACCAGTCACAGGGTCCAGAACCTGCAGTCCCTTGAGGACTTTAGGCCTGATGAATGTGGTGGTGAAGGGTGAAGCCACAGAACCGATAGACGCGCCGGTCTGAGTTCCGCCTAGTGCGGTAACCGCAACCTGCTTGCCATTCGAGTCTGGAGCCGTATCCACAACATGTGTATACGTGGGAGAAGTGAAGCCAGTCTGGGCCGCCCCAGTAACTGGTGAAGTAATAGAAACTGTCAAGATTATCTCCTTCGAGATAACGAGGATTGGTTAATAGGGACGCATACTTCGTTGCAGGCTTAAAGCACCTGCAATGTTTGCTAACCTTGTCGGCGAAGTGATCTTACTTAAATCGAGCCGAAATGAAGGCACGATAGTTTGATCAGGACGTCGGTTTAAGGTGAAAGTACGCGCTTTAGCGGAATCAGCAAAACCGGCAATACTCATTCGATCCCCAACAGGAACGCCCGTGGCCCAGAAGAGGCCATAAGGGACGCGCCACCGCACTGCTTTCGCAACAGTCGTCTGACTGTTCCAGGCAAGCGAGGACATGGGAAAAGAAAGAGCGGTAATTACATCACCAACGTTGGTGAAGTAATCAACCAGCCAAGACCAAGGAAGCAGTTCCCAGATAGTTGGTACGAACTCCGAGGGTGTGAAACCCCAAAGAGCCGAATCAAATCCCCGGGCTTCTGCATTCTCGATCTTCACAGCCCCCGTGATGAAGCAGCCATAGGAATGGCTGTCGTAACCACGGTGGACCAGTTCAAACCAAGACCCGATCGTCGTAGACGTAGAAACGTGGTTAAGGACACCATCGAAGCGAGCAGAGGCTCGGACGGGCTCTATAGTCCGTCTAAACCTATGCAAGTTCTCCGAAAGGGCCTCAGCCGCGTTCTTCGCATCCGATATAAGGGGCTTAATATGGAACTGAGTCTCAAGCCATGTCTCTTGGGCGACTCGCT